TGCCCAGGCTCGAGGCGCCGAGAGAGAAGGATCCCCCGCCACCCCCGCCGCCGACTGTCTCGACGACGAACTTGCTGACATCGGTATGGAACCGAGGCAGCCCGAGGTGCGGCAGCCCGTTCGGATCGACGTCCCGCTGATCCTGGAGCCTCTTGTAGATGCGAAGCGATGCCACGATCAGCTACCTCCGTGTGGGGCGGGGCGGCGCGCCCCGCCCCATTGCACGGTCGGCCTCAGCTCGACGGCGTCACGTCCGCGGCAATGCAGTCCGCCGCCGGCGGCTCGACGTCCGTCGCCCAGAACCCGCCCTCGCGGATGTCCTGGTCGTCGGGAGGCCCGTCGCCGTACGGCCCAGCGCCCCACTGCTGGTTCGTCTCCGAGAAGCCGTTGACCGACGGCTGCGCAGGGCCCGCCTCGAACGAGTTGTCGCCGAGCTGCCACTTCGTCTTCGGGAAGACCCAGTGGAAGTACGGGTAGGTGCCGTCGAGCCCAGAGCCCACCTGATGCTCCGTCCAGAACTCGAGCGCGACCGCCGGCGACTGCGCGTCGCAAGCAAGCGCCGACGGGAACGCGGCACCGACGATGTCGGCGCCGTCCTCGATCGTTGACGCTCCGAGGAGGAACGCGATCATCGCAGGCTCGAGCGCGGCCTGCACGAACGCGAACTCGAACCAGTTGAACGTGTCCGGAAACTTCTTGGACGCGATCTTGCAGCCGCAGCCGTTGCGCACCGTGAAGGTGTCCCCGGCCTCGACGTTCGGGTTGACCCCGATCGAGACTGCCTTGTCGCTGACGTACGAGTTCGGCGTGTCACTCGACACCGACCCGTCATCGTTGACCTTCGTGAGCCTCACGGCGCAGATGCCGAAAGAGACGCCACAGTTGAACATGTCAGAGCACCTCCTTCGGGCGCTGTCGGTTCACGTCACACTCCAGTCGATGAGCACGCCTGCCTGCGCGAGCGCGCTGTCCCAGGTCGCGAGGACGAACTCCTCGACCCGGTACACCACGTCGTTCGTCGAACGATCAAGGGCCTCGGCGATGTCCGACGACAGCACCTGCCGGTCGGAGAGCCTGACCTCGAGCCCCGCTGTCACGAACGTCCACGCCTCCGTGTCACCCGGCGCGCTCTCGCCCGTCGGCTGCGCGCCGATGTAGCCCGCCCCGGCCGCGACGTAGTTGCCGTTCGGCGTGTAGATCGCATCACCGTCGGTCTTCAGCTTGTCGAAGCCCCAGCGTGAGACGACCGCCGGGACGGCGTGGATGATCCCGCGCACGCCCGGCAGGGCGTTCTCCAGCCACGCGAGGCCCTCCTCCGGCGTCACGGCCGTGCCCGAGTTCAGCACGGTCATGTTCGTGTCGCCAAGCGTCGGATTTGTGGTGACCTCGCTGCCCTGCGAGATCGCCTTCTCGACCGCCTTCGACAGCACCGCGTCGAAGGACGCCTCGAGCCGGGCGAGGAAGTCGTCGGGGAGTCCGAGCGTGCCGCAGGCGATCGAAGCGCCCACCCCGAACGCGTCGAACCGCTCGGTGCTGACCTCCGACTCCTCCGACTTCACCCGGAACGTGCCCGTCGAACACGGATCCCACGTCCAGGTGTCCTGCACCGGGAAGCCGAACGTGTTGACTCCGTTCAGCCACCGGCCCCGGGTCTCCGCGGCCAGCACGCCGGGAACGGACAGCAGACCGTACGGTGGGGCGACCGGACGAGGGACATCGAGGATGGACGCCGGCCCGATTGCGGTGACGCTCATCTGTCAGTCCTCCTTCCGGTCGCCCCAGTTGCCGTCAGATCACTCGCACGTCCGGGCGGTGCCGGCGGGTGCCAGCATCCCGACCGGGCAGATGTCGCTCTCGACCCACCACGCGGCCTGCGCCGGCGCGAGCCGCGCGACGTTCTCGAACGACTCCCCGAACAGCTGGTGGTCGTTCGTCGAGTTGAGCGTCGAGTCGCGGACGAGCCCCAACTCGAGCGTGCCCATGTCGACGTGGATGAACGCGCCCTCGGGGAAGATCGCCCAGGCGACCTTGTCGGGGAGGCCGTCCATCGCGGTCGGTGCTCCCGCCTGCGACGCGTCGGGCAGCTGCGACGTGGTGCCGCCGTCCGCCGTGTCGAGGTAGAACGTCGGCTCGATGCCGAACGAGCGGAGGTAGGAGACCAGCTCCGCCTTGCTCGTGAAGCGGTTGCCGTCGACCGTCTGCACCGTGTCGAGTGCGAGGAAGTCCGGCAGCCACCACGGCACGAGCACCCGGAAGCGCGCGTTCGGGTCCATCCGCAGCCGGCCCTGGATCCCGAACTTCGCCTTGACGATCCCGTCGACGAGATACGCGAGCGCCGACAGCGTCTCGGCCCCGTTCGTGACGAGCACCGACTGGGCCCGGATTCGGCCGAGGAGGTAGCCCTCCGCCGTCCGCGCGTGCGCGGCCATCGTGAGGGCGTTCTCGTGTGCGATCTTCTCCGGCCACGACATCGACACGAGGTTCCCGTACTCGCGGCAGTGGGAGATGATCGTGACGGCCGTCTCGGTGTACGCCGGGCAGGTGAGGTCCTGGCAGGACTTCGTCGCGAACGTCCCGCCGAGGGCGTCGTCCTCCTCCTCGATCACCGTGATCGCCGACGTGATGTCGCCGATCGTGGTCGCGGTCGGCACGTTGACGCCGCCGCGGTCGGCCTGGAACGACGGAAGCGCGTCACGCACCGGACGTGCCTCCGACGCGAAGTTCGGCATCGCGTAGATCGGCTCGAGCGGGGCGCACAGGCCGCCGGACGCCGTCAACACCTCGGGCGTGAGCGCGAACCCCGGGACGCCCGGGATCGTGCCCGGGATCACGGCGCGGAGCTTGTCCGCGTTCGCGTCCCAGTCGGTCGGGTGGAGCTTGCGCTCCTCGGGAAACGGGATCGCCGCCGACGCGATCAGGACACGCTGCTCGGTGCCTGCCGCGTGGTGGTTGACCCGCCCGTGCCGCTGCGCGGTCTTCGCGACCGCCTGTGCGTATCGGATCGGGTCGGAGATGACTTCTCCGGCCCTGGCTCCGTCGACACCGGCCGCAGCGGTGAGCACTGCCCCGGCGGTTCCGCGGTCGCGGTCGGCGGGCGTCGCCGGCGCGCTTCGGCGCAGACGGACGACAGGCGCGGTCGGCGCCAGCTCCTCCTTCGCCTTCGGCTCCTCGACCTCGGGCTCGTCGTCGGGCTCGTCCTCGGGTGTCACCTCGGCAGCAGCGAGTGCATCCGGCTCGTCCTCCGGTGCCGGCTCGTCCTCCGGTGCGGGCTCGTCCTCGGCCGGCGTCTCCTCCGCGCCGAGCAGCGCCTTCCTGCGCTCCGCGAGGGTGCCGATCTTCTCGTCGAACTGCTTTGCGCCTTCGACGCGAGCGTTCTGCTCGGCGACGATCGCCTCCATCTGCGCCAGGACTACCTCTCCCTGCGCCAGGATCTCCTCCGGCTCGAGGCCCTTCGTGAACTCGGCGTCGCCATCCTCGATCAGCGTCGCCGCGACATCGTGCTCCTTGAGAAGCGACGAGAGGTCCTCGTCCGACATCTCGGTGAGGTCCTCGGGAAGCGCGGGAGCGAGCGCCTCGGGATCCTTCGTCGTGCGTGCCACAGCGGGACTCCTTTCCAGACGTGAGACCATCCACGTCGGAGTCCCGCGGACCCGACTTGCGAGAGGCGCAGCGCACCAGTTCGCTGCGCGGATTTCTAGCAGAGGTCGCGGTCGCTACGTCAACCCGTGCGCCAGTCGATCTCCAGCGGATCTGCATCCGGGCCTATCCAGCGGACCGCCACACGTCCCTTGTCGGCCCCGTCGGCGCGCTTCCGATGACCTGCTACGACGGGCTGGTCGTCGGGATGCTCGACCAGCGATGGCACGGTCGCCCACACCTCCCGCCGGGTCATCTTCGCCCAGTAGCTGACGACCGCATCATCCGACTTCGGCACGCCTCGGTGCCCCGGAAGACGCACCGCGTTCGTCGTCGTCCAGTCGAGGAACTCGCGGGCGAGAGGCGCTGGCCAGACGAGCGCGCAGACGTGGATCACGCACGCGGTCTGCATCGGATAGAGCTGCACCCAGCAGCGCCTCGCCGTGAGCGCGCGCATGAAGACCCGCGTGTTGAAGTTCCGCAGGCCGCCGACGAACAGGCTCGTCAGCGTCGACGGTCTCGCCGCAACGATCTGCTCGACCGCCTGCGCGAAGTTACGGCACGCCAGTGTGTCGTCCTGGAGAACGACGACGTGCGAAGCGTCGCCGAGATTCTCGAGGCAGCGGCGGTAGCCGCGCCAGGGGTTCGGTTCCACCGCATCAGGGTCGATGACGGCCTCTCGCCCGACCGGAAGCCGTCCGGAGAGCCGGGCGAGAGGCGCCTCGCGTCCAGCGACGGTCTGGACGCGATACAGGATCTCGGTCAGTCGCCGCTACCGCAGCCGAGCGACCGTTCGCGGCGACGGATGTGCGCCATCACCCTGTCGCGCTTGCCGGGCGACGTCCGCCCGATCGCCTGCCGGGCGTTCTTCGCATCCGAGCAGTTCGCGATCGGGAAGGAGCCGTCGGGCATCGCCGCGCCGGTCTTCGCGAGGCGCTTCCGCTCAGACGTCGAGACGTCCCTGAAGGCGTCGCCTTCGAGCGCGAAGGCCGCAGTCGACTCCATCGCCGTGAGCGCCTCGCGCCTCGCGCGGAGCACCTCCATTCGGCGCCTGATCTCCTTCGGCCCCGGCTTCTCGATCACCAGCGGCGCCGTGATGATCGTCAACTCGTCGACGCCCGCCGACGCGACCAAAGCCCGAGGGATCGGGAAGCCCGGCACAGGCACCGAGAACGCCGCGATCAGCTCGCTGCCCTTCCCCGGGATAGGCCGCCAGTCACCCGAAGGTGGATTCGCGCGGAGATACATCACCTCGTCCTCGGTGAGACCCGGGCGCAGCACGCCAGCGAGCCAAGTGCCGAACCTGTCCGACCCGGCGCGAACGAACGCGCCGATCTTCGCGGCCTTGTCGTAGTGCTTCGCCGCCGCCTGCCAGTCGATGATCTTCTCGTTGGCGTGACCGATGTCCTCCATCGAGAACATCAGCTTCCCTATCGGCATCAGCGCCCCATCGGCGCACTCGATCTCGCCGACGTTGAAGTACGCGAAGTCGGTCGTCGAGCGGAACGGCGGTACGCAGATGTTCGAGAAGCCGGTGTGGCAGCCGGACCAGTCCGCGAGGTGGCCGTAGACGCGACGGTAGCCGTCCGCGAGCGGCTCGGTGATCGTCAGCGGTGTGAGCCGCTTCAGGTTCGGGTTCGCGAAATACGACGGGTCTGGCTTCGGCCCTGTGGCAGCGGCGGTCAGCACCGCCGGCGCGGGCGCCAGCTTCAAGTGCACGGCCGACGCGACCAGCACGCCGTCCTCGACGAACCTGATTGCCGACTGCTCGAACGCCGAGATCATCACGATCGTCGCGCCCCCGATCTTGCCGCCGATCCCCGTCACGTACTCGCCCGACAGGGCCTTCGCAAGGTCGACTTCCTCCTCGGGGATCTCCTCGAGCGTGCTCTCGTCGAGCACCGCCATTCGGTCGCGCGTGATGTCGAGCGACACGCCGGCGCCGTTCTCGATCATCCGCGCGCCCTCCTCCGCGGCTGGCGATCCGTCCAGTACCCCGGAACCGAAGATCACAGTCGCGGTGTCGGGAACGCCGTCGAGGCCGAACTCCTCCGCCCGATCGAACTCGCTCATCGGGATCCGCCGGATCGACTCGATCCTTCCCGCGACCTGCGAGCCTTCGTGGCCCTCCGCGCTCACCGTCTGCACGGCGAGCGGCAGCGGAAGGTCACGCTCGCCGATCTCGCCCGGCATCAGGTAGCGCCGGTCGCTCGTCGTCAGCCCCTCGAAGCCGAGCGGGCCCTCCCACGAACGCTCTCCGCCGAGGGCCGACGAGAACCCCTCCGAGAACTCGTCATGCGTGTCCTTGAAGAAGCGCACCAGCAGCTCGGCCGCCTCCCTCTCCGCTGTCTGGCTCATCACTCCTCCTTCGTCACGCTGCGACGTCGTCGATGAACTCACGGGTCTTCGCAAGCTGAACCTCGAACCCTGCCGGCAGCGCCGGAGCCTTCGGCTCGAACAGCGTACGCGCGGCGTAGGTCTCGACCATCTGCGCGAGCGCCTCCGCCTGCGCCGGCGGGTAGCCCCAGCCAGCGAGAAGCTCGCGCAGCGTATCGGCGCCACCCTTCACGAGCGCCATCGGCTCGACCCCGAGCTGCGCGAGACGATCCGGCCCGATCGCAGCGGCGACGACCGACAACTTCTCCTTCTCGGCCTGCTCCGCGCAGTCCAGACAGATCGCGGCCAGCGCGCGCAGCGCCGACTTCTGCTGGAGGCGCATCCCGGCCAACTCGCGCGAGCGCAGCAGCGCGTACTCGGCGGCACCCATCTCCCGGAACGCGGCGGCGACGACGCGCGTGCGACGGCCACTGTCCCCGTTCGCGCCGGGCGGCGGCGGGGCCCCTGGCGCATCCTGCGCCTGCGAGGGCTCCGCCGAGCCTTCCTGCCCCGGCTGCGTCTTCCCACGCAGCTCGAGCATCCACTCCTGCTCGCTCTCATCAGGCGCGAGGTCGTCAGGCACGTTCATCATCTTGCGCCATCCGCGCGGGCCGATCGCGCCCATCTCGATCCCGGTCTTCGCGTCGTCCGCGCGGTCGACCTTCGCGGACACCTGGGATCCGTCGACACCGACGACGACGTCCTCCCAGCCCTCGAACCCGTCGTCCCGCAGCCCCGGACGGAGATACACGTCGGCGATGTCGCTCGCGAACTGCATCGCGACGTTGATCCCGTGCGACTTCCACATGTCGCCGAGGATCTGGATCGCCGACCAGTGGTTCGACTGCCCCACGCCACTGAGCGCCTCCGGGGGCATGTCGAGCCCGAGCCCGAGACGGTCGATCGCCTCCTTGCGAAGCTCGCGCTCGACATAGTCGGTCGCCGGATCGTGCAGCTTGACGGTCTTCACCTGCGCGATCAGCTCGCCCTGCATCCACACGACCAGCGGCGATCGGGCAGACGCCTCGTCGAAGTTCTCGACCTGCGCATCCATGTGCGCGCCGAGGTCGCTCGCGAACGGGTCTTCCTCGGGGTCGTCGTCTGCGTCCGGGGTCGCCGAGCCCGGGGACGCCTCACTCGGCATGAACAGCGGGTCCGTCGTCAGCCGCGTCACCGCTGTGGCCCGAACCGCCTTCGTCAGGATGATCAGCTCCTCCGCGATGTCGAGCACCGCTCGCATCGGTGAGTCCGCCTCGCCCGACAGCCTCGGGTGCGGCGTCCACATCGGATAGAAGACCGCCCGTTTCGCCCCGTACTCGGTCTTCTTCCCCGACTCGCCGTTCGGCATGTGGACGATCTTCGTGACCTGGCCGTCCCGCCCCTTCTCGACCTTCACCTCGCCGCTCCAGACGAACGACCACCGCTCCTGCGGCGTCGTCAGATCGCGTCCCAGAAGACCGCCCTCGCCCGTCGCGAACATCAGGCGACCGTACTGCCCCTGGAGGACGCTCCGTCCGCCGCCGGGATCGCGGATCTGGGCCAGGCGCTCGACCGGCGGCCCCTCCTTGATCTCCTCGAGCGTCCCGTCCGACATCAGCGTCGCCGGGTAGAAGCGCACCTGTCGCAGCATCCGCGCGTAGAACCGTGACGCGAAGTTGATCTCCGGGACGAGATCGATGTACGAGAGCGCCCGTTCCTGCCAGGTCGCGCCCTTGCGGTCGGCGTACTCGGAGTCGCGGTCGCCGGCTCGAAGGGCAGAGGCGGTCAGGACACCGCCACGAGGCCGTGTCTGTGGTAGCGCCGACACGCGTCCCTAGCTATCCGCCGTTCGAGGGAGGCGCGGGAGGCGTCTTCGGCAGCTTGGAGCCCTTCCGACATCCGCACATGGACGCGGATGATAGACGGGCTGGCGGTCAGTCCTCCGGCCGCAACGGTTTGTCGATCGCGACCAGCGCCGCCGAAAGAGCGAATGGGACCGCGACGACGAGCGTCCAGTGGCCCGTGATCTGCCATGCCGACCACCACACGACCGAGATCCAGAAGCCAGCGCAGTACGGGCAGGTGATGAAGTCGGCCCACTTGACGCGGTAGCCCTCCGGCACCTTCTGGCCCTTCTTCCAGTCACCGAGCCGGAGGAGTCTCGCGCGCGGCCGGTCGAGAATGTCGTCGCGCGCGATCAGCTGGAACACCCGCCACGCCGCGGCCGCGAGGAGCAGCGCCTCCCACCAGCCCGGAATCTTCATCGGCGCTTCGGCCAGTCCTCGAGCTGCTTACGCGGACGCCCCCAGGCCGGCATCTTCTTGCGCCGCACCTCTGCCGCTATCGCCTCGACGCCCGGGCTCACCGTGAGCCGCGGCGGCTCCGGCTCAGTCGTCGACTCTGGCTTCTGTCTGCGAATCCGCATACGGGTCGGTGTGACGATACTCGATCCCGCGCTCATCGAGCATGTGCGCAAGCAGCAGTGCGGGCGAGCCCACGGTGAGCGCCGTCCCCTGCTTGTACGCCTTGCCGAGGATCTCGACCTCGTCGCGGACACCCGTGCTCCAGCCAGCCGACGCGTTCGCGACGATCCCCGCGAGCCAGTCGGTCTGCCGCTCGCGGCATTCCATCAGCGCCTCGAACAGGTCATACGACAACGAGTGCTCGCGCGCCAGCCACGACAGCGCGATGTTGTCACGGGGATGGCAGCCTCCGCCGTCACCCATCCCGCCACGCATGTAGGCCGGCGACAGGATCCGCTTCGTCCCGAGGCAGAGCGCGTCGACGAGATCATCGACGTCCGCGCCGGTCTTCTCGCACAACTCCATCATCGTGTTCGCGAACGCGATCTTCAGACCGATGAACGTGTTGTAGGCGACCTTCGTCAACTCGGCCGTACGGATCGTTGTCACGAAACGAAACACGCTCGGCGGATGGATCGACTCGTAGAGATCCTCGAGCGGCCCCGGCCAGACGCCGTCGGTCCCGATCAGCACGAACTCCGGCTCACGGAAGTCAGGAATGGTGGTGCCCATCGCGATGAAGAACGGGTTGTAGAGCACGGCGCGGTTCACGCCCAGTCGCTCCATCGTTCCCGGCAGCACCGTGGAGATCACAACGACCGGGCATTCGGCGGCGTAGACGCTCGCGACGGCGTCCTCCAAGTACGCGTAGTCGAAGTCAGCGCGCGTATCCGGTAGTCGTGTCGTCCCCTCGAACTCCGGCTGATGCGGCGTCTGCACGGCCACGAAGATCAGATCCGACCAGTCTTCCAGCATCTCTGGCTCCATCAGCGTGATCTTCGTCTCGTCGAGAAGCTCCTGCGCGCCCTCCTCGACGTACGGCAGCCGACGGGTGCGGAGCGTGTCCTGAACGGTCTGCGAGACGTCCCAGCCGCAGACTTCGTGGCCGGCCGCCTCGACGGCGAGCGCGACCGGCAGGCCGAGCTTCCCGAGCCCCACGAAGCCGACCTTCATTCGACCTGCTCGTCTTTCGTGATGCACCGGAGACAGAGTTTGTAGATCGCGGGAATCTCCTCCACCGACTCGAACCGCTCCAGATTCCACGAAAGTTCTCGTCCGCACGCCGTCTCATGTCGATTGCCAAGCACGTCACATCTCCACGCACCCACTACGCGGTGAACAAGCCGGCCCTCTGGCGCCTCTCTGGCGCCAGACCCGATCCCTACGGCCCAGAACCGCTCGGCGTTGGGCGTGATCTTGACCTCTTGCAGTCGGAATCCCTCCGCCGTGCTGCGGTATGGATGGCGGGTACGAGTTCCGATCATCGCTTCACCAGCACGGCGCCGAGATACGCGTTGTCCTGCGTCAGATACCGGTACTCCCGGATCTCGAACCACCGGCCGAAGCGCCCCTCGAGCCGCTCCGCGTTGTACCAGTCCGCGTAGCCCCCGACCGCATCCCAGTGCTGCCAGAACTGCGCGCCGGCCGCGTGATGTTCCACCGGCCGGGTCGGCAGCGGCAGCCCCGTCGCGATCCGCCACGCCTGATCCGAGTAGACCATCAGCCGTAGCTCCCCTTCGGGCTTCAGCCACTTCGCCATCTGCTCCACGACCGGGACCGGCTCCGGAATGTGATGCAGGACGCCGTTGCAGTGGATCACGTCGAACTCGGGCAGAGGCGCGGTGATGAACGGCGGCGCCTCCC